TCCAGGCTAACCATCATGCCTTTGCCGTTGGTCTTATTGACCAGATTATCCTTGCGGATATTACTGAGTGCTGTGCCATATAGAGCATAGCTGAGTGCGTTAATAATGGTGGTCTTGCCTGTACCGTTGCGGCTACCGTCGCCACCTAGGTCTAAGTTTTCGCCCAGCACAAGAGTCAGGTCATTGCGATCAAAGTCAATGGCCTGTGTGGTGTTGCCCACACTCATAAAGTTTTTAACAGTAAGATTTTTTATTCGTATCATAGGTTCTGATAAATCTTTAGCAACAACTTGGGATCGTAAAATTCACTTTCAATATTGGTCAGCTGATCTGTGACAATTTGGTCCACGCTCTCAAACTTGACTTCGCCTGGAGCCATGTCGATGTCAATATCGGTTCGCTTTGAAGGTATCAAGGCCATTTCTCTCAAGCTGTGATCCTTGATAAATGTTTCTTTGATAAAATTAGCTTCTTCGTAGCTGATGTCAATGTCCAGTTCTACACGCACATGCATGTTGGGCACAAGTATTTTGTCGCCATGATCAATCACCTCACTCAACTTCATTACACGATAAAGTGGTTGATCGGGCCATGCATGATACTGTTGTGGCTGTCCCCATTCTAGAATCATCATGCCACGTTGATCATCACCGGCATCAGCAAAGTTGTGTGGAAAACAGTTGCCAATATAGTTGATATTACGTTTACTTTGCCTAAGATGGAAGTGCCCTGAGTAGACACTTTCAATACCGCCAAATGATTCTACTTTGACTTCGCCGTGGTCCGGCATTTCGACCATGGCATTCATTTTAAAGTGTGGCAGTTCAAAGTGACCAAACATGTATTTGGCCTTCATTTTGTGTAGTTTTTTATGATCATCACCTACCAGCCAGGGCGCAATGATCACATCGCCGGACTGGAACCAATCGTTGACCACGGTGATATTGGGCAAGTGCTGTGCCCATTCGGCTCCGTGTATGTCACGCTTGTCTCTGTAGTACAAGTCGTGATTGCCCGGAATAAAGTAAAACTGCTCAAATGCCGCACTGAGCTTTTGCAAACTACGCAGGCTAAAGTGTAAGGTTTGTAAGTTGATTGAAGCACGATGATGGTGCCAGTCGCCCAGGAACATGCCGGTTTCGCAACCGTTTTCTTTGGCTGTGGCAATAAACCAATCAATAAATGCCTCACAATCCTGATTATGGACTAAGCTGTTTGATTTGAGTCCAAAATGAATGTCGGTACAAACAGCTGCCTTGCGGAATAGATTTGTCATAGATTAAAGTATAAACTGATTGCAATCAGATTGCAACCAGTCTGGTTAAGTTTCGTTGTTGTATTCGGCGAGGTCAATGTTTGTAACCACAGATCCAAAGTTGGGATCTTTCTTGCCAGCATTTTGTCTAGTCCAAGACGGATTAAGTCCGGCCTGTTCCAGCATGTCGTCGCGAATATTTTGATTTTTCTTTTCCAAATTCAAGATACGAGTAAAACTGTTAGTAATAGCGGCAGTGTAATAAGCAAATGGATTTTGGCTTTTAGACTCATCAAACTGTAGGCCGATCTGAGATAATTGTAGTAAGGCTTGTCCACGCATTTCTTCATTGTAGGTATATCCACGCCAGTTGCTACGGGTAGCATAGCGTTCGCATAATTTCATGTACATGGTAGCAAGTGTACGTGTGGCCTGGCCGTGATCTTTACTAAACTCGCCGTGTTCTAGGTCGCCTTTCCAGTGGCTCTTGCCTACCAGGAACGGCTCTTTGTTTTCGTCCAAACGATAGTGATAGAATGGCGGAAAGTTCAAGCGTATATGTTTGGCATCCAACACCGGCTCATCGACCAGCTCGGCTAGGGGATCGTCTTCTTCAAACAAGTCTAGCTCTAGCATGTCTTCAATCTTGCGTTTTTTACCTGTAGCTTTGGGCACTTTCTTGGGAGCCATGGGTATGTGTTCCCAACAAGTAATGCGGAATACTAGATCAGTGTTGGCAATCTTTTTGGGATCAACTACCACGCCGGTTTCGCGTTTGATGCGATCTGCCTTGTTTCTACGGGCTTCTGCTATGGTTCGTTGATTTATTTTAAGTAGTGTGGGCAAGATAATATCGTATTGATGATCGTTTACTGGATCTAGGTAGGTACAGTAAGTGTTCTTGCTAAGGTGAATCTGTTTGAGTATGTCTCTATTGTTGAGGTAATTCTTGGGTGTTACGATCTTGGGGGCAAATTGTGTGGCCACTGAGGAATCTCCTGTTAATGTAGTTATTGTAGCACAAAAACCACAAGTGTCAACCTATTTATCATTATATGGGCAGATTATTTTTGCGGTAAATATATAATAGGAAAACAATTATGGCAGATGATAATGTAGATCCAGCAGTTGACCCCACAGTGGAATTTGTTCCTAGTGAAATCAGTAGTGGGTTTTACGACAACACCCCAGTAGATCCGGCAACGGATCCTGAAGTACCCCAACCGGTTGACAATCAACCATCTGCCAGTGAAATTACAACAGAGCCTGCGCCTGTAGATACCAAAACTGATCCTGAAACAGCATCGCCTGCTGAAGATGAGTATACCACTGACAGCTTGGGTAATGTTTACAAGAACGGTTCATTTTACCGTGCGGCTAATTCTGACAGCGAAGTAGATCCTAAAGTAGATCCTGAAACTGGAAAAACCACAGACACCTACACCACGGACAGCAAAGGCAATATTTTTAAAAATGGCTCGTTCTATCGTGCAGCCAATTCCGACAGTGAAGTCGACACCACAGTTGACCCAGCCACTGGCAAACCCACAGACACCTACACCACCGACAGCTTAGGTAATGTTTTCAAGAACGGTGCTTTTTATCGTGCAGCCGAAGTGGCTGAGAATTTCACGGAGTCACAGTTACAAAGCCTGGTCAACAATGCCAGATCGCAACAGACCTACTCGGATCAGCAACGACAGGTCAACAGTCAGGACTGGCGTGTTAGATTAAGTCTAGCACCACAAAGCAATTATCTTTACAATGTACAACCAGTAGGGTCGGCTGGCATACTAGAACCCTTACGCGGCACCAACGGAGTGATATTTCCTTATACCCCTGCGATCAGTACAGCCTATCGTGCCAACTACACACCGTACGATCTTACACATTCAAACTATCGCGGCTACTGGTACCAGAACAGTTTTGTAGATAATGTTAATATCACAGCCACATTTACAGCACAAAACACACAAGAAGCCAATTACATGTTGGCGGTAATACATTTCTTTAGAAGTGCAACCAAGATGTTTTACGGACAAGACGCTGAACGTGGTAGTCCCCCACCAGTGGTTTATCTTTCAGGACTGGGCGAGTATCAGTTTAACAAACATTCTTGTTTGATTTCAAACTTTAATTACAGCTTGCCGGCTGATGTAGATTATATTCGTGCTGGCAGTACAAACAATTTGCAAATAAATCAAGATCTGCAACGACCCAAGACCGGCGTAAGTCTTAACAGCAACTTTGGCAGTCTACAACGCCTGGCTACAGCAATCTTGGGCAACGGACAAAAACCATCAGTTGGCGCTATAGCCAATGTATTCAGTCCACGTAGTTTACAAAACAATAATCCAACCTACGTACCGACCAAAATTGAAATTCAATTGACCCTAATGCCAGTTCAAAGTCGTCAACAAGTCAGTTCACAGTTCAGTGTTAAGAATTTTGCCAATGGCAACCTACTACGCGGAGGATTCTGGTAATGGCCACATACGACTCAACCAGTCCCTATTATCAAACTGGCTACAGTCAGTTTTTCTTGGATGTCATGGTCAATAGACCCATTCCTAAACAGCCGGATGATCAATTGTTGGTGATCAATCAAACTTACCAGTACAGACCAGACCTCCTGGCCTATGACTTGTACGGTAATCCCGGCCTGTGGTGGGTATTTTATCAACGCAACCCTAATACATTAACTAAACCACCGTTGGATTTCAAAGTTAATACCACCATCTACCTGCCCAAGATTACTACTTTAAAAACAGTGTTAGGATTCTAACATGCCGGCTAATAAGCAAAACAATCCAAGTTTCTTTGGCCCCTTGCCTACCAGCTTTGATGTAGCAAAAACTGTAACCACAGCCAAGGATGATGCTGGAACAAATCCACCAGTTAAAACCCTAGCCACTACACAGGCCACACCGGCTACCAGCCCCAATCAACCTGCCACTGAACCAGAGGCCAAAACTGATGCAGGGGTAGGAGCTGCCTCTGACGATAATACCGCCCCTAACAACACCGCTACACAAACAGTGGTCAATGCATCAGCCAATCAACGCATCAACCCTGAACCCAATGTATTGGATCGGTATGCAAGTTATACCTATGCAATTTCGTGGTACATGTTGACGCCTTCTCAATACAATTCATTGAGCCAAACAGGTCAAAAAAATATCAGCACCTGGAGCCTGTTGATGCAAGATGGCGGTGCACAAATAACACCAGGCAACAACGCCGGTGGTCGCAACAGTTATTTTACTGTGGACTATTACATGGACAATTTAGAAATTGAATCAGTAATCTTAGGTAAGGCATCGGGCGGCCCTAACAATACTACCAGCATGCATTTTACTGTAACCGAACCCAATGGCTATACTTTGATTGATAATTTGCATCATTCGGCTATAGATCTTTTTAAACGCAATAACTTGCCGCCCTTGAGTTCCTGGCAACAGATACAGTACTGCCTGGTCATACAATTTTATGGTTATGACAGCGACGGAAATCTAGTAGCACCTGCCCGTGGCAGCATTACCAATAACAACAGCAACGGTGCTTCGTCGGCTGTGATACAAAAATATTTTCCTTTTGTAATTAAAAATTTAACCACAAGAATAGTAAACAAACAATTGGAGTACAAAATTGAGTGCGCCCCTATTCCGTACAACACTGGATTAAGTTCGGCACGCGGAACCATACCATTTCCGTATGAATTTTCTGGTAAAACCATTGGCGAAGTGTTGAATGGTAAACCAGGCAGCGGCACAGCGGCAACAAATCGTACTGTAGATGGCCGCACCAGTACATCAGATGTGCCACAGGCTCCCAACAATCCGCCAGCACAGCCCGACAGTGCGCAAACAGCAGCTCTATTCAACGACGGAACTGGTTATGCTCCTGGGTATGACCCTAACGCAGGATGGAGTGCATAATGCCAGCCAATAAACAAAATGTAAATGGTGGTAGTTTTTTTAGCTTTCCACAGAGCTTTGGCGCAAGTCAACGCACAGTGGCATCACAACGAGATGCTACGTCGGCACCGGCCGTACAAGCCGCCGCACCAACTAATCCCAATTCTGCGCCGCCCAAGGCCAGTGCAGCCCCAACTGGATCAAACCCAGCACAACAATTTACAGGACTGTGCGAAGCACTTAATGCCTGGCAACAGGGTCTAGTCAAAGCTGGCACTTATAAAAAAGCTGATCAATACGAAATTGTTTTTGCTCCGTCCACTATGGCCAATTCCACAGTAAAACAACCGGGCGAGACCAACAAGGATCGCACACCTATGCAACAACCTACTGATGCTAAAACAGCCAAAGATCCCAACACCAATAGTACCAATACTTCGGGTCGTTTGATCAGTGTTGCCGCTGGTACACAGATAGTGCAATTTATTGACCAGACTCTGAGAGCCAGCAGTTACATTAGTGATCAGCAGACCTGGGTAGTTGACGAAGAAACACAAAAAACTGTAAAAAATACCACAGCTGGAAAAAACGTAGCCTGGTACAAGATCACAGTAATTGCTACCAGTCTAGGTGCTGACTCGCAACGTAATGATCAAGCCTACAAGATGACATATTTGATTACACCTTATGCTATCAATGAAACACAAAGTCAGTATTTCCCACAAACGTCCTTCCGTGGAGTACACAAGAGTTATCCTTATTGGTTTACTGGTCAAAATACAGCAGTCTTGAGTTACGAGCAAAATATCAACAGCGCATACCTGTTGGCAGTCAGTGGCGACCTGCCAGCTCAACAACAGGCCTACGATGTCAACAGCACAGTGTTATACAAACGCAGTTTCCAAACACGTAGCGATCAAAGCGATCAAGGAGCCAACGGAAAGACTCTTGAACCAGCAGCCAACCTGGCTGATTACCTGTATAATCCAGCAGATTTTGCTCAGGTCACATTGAAAATTATTGGTGATCCAGCATGGTTACAACAGGGCGAATGTTCTAGCACACTCGATCCTAGCAATTTTAGTTTTGCACCGTTCAACAGCGACGGCGGTATAAATTTTGATGCCAGCGAAGTGTGTTTTAATATAATTTGGAATCAACCAGAAGATTATAATTTTAATACAGGACTAACCGAAGTCAACAACAATCAAAAAAGTAGCAACGGCACCTATAAACGTAATCACCCACAACAAAATCAAACGTACAGAGCCAACCGAGTAACCAGTACGTTTAGCAAAGGCAGTTTTACCCAAACTCTACACGGCTCTTTATTGACCACAGTGCCAGGACAAGGACCCACCAGCACGTCGGCACAAACAGCGGCCAGTACAGGTCGTCCCAATGTTACTCCTAGTGCTACCGGCGGAGTGGTCACAGGCACGGGCAACAATGCAGGAGTACGTCAACCGGCCACCGGATTTGGTGATGAGTCTGATACCTACACCACCGACAGCAAAGGCAATACATACAAGGATGGTGTGTTGTATAGAGCCGCCGAAGTGCCCGACACAGATCCACTAAGTGAAACAACCGACAGTCCAGAAGCAGCAGGAAATCCTGCACCGCAACCAGCTGCCGCACCTGACGATCCTACCAGTAATGGAGATGTAGAACCAGCCAATTCGTTGGCACCAGGTGAAGAAATTGTAAGCGACAACACAGACGGCGCACAGATAATTGCACAGGATGACTAATGGAAAATATTGATCGTAACAGGGGACAACCGCAAGGATACAAATTTGATCGTGCCGGCACATCGGCCGAATTTGGCCCATTTATTGGCGAAGTGGTCAACAACGTGGACCCTACTAGAGGCGGGCGTCTGCAGGTTTATATTGAACAGTTCGCAGGCCCTAACAAGACTGACAAGAGCTTATGGCGCACTGTCAACTATGTGCCACCTTTTTACGGAGTTACTCCGCAACAAGGGTCAACTGGTACCGGCACGTTTTTGCAAGGCAATCAACAGAGTTATGGCATGTGGTTCACACCGCCCGATGTGGGCACACAGGTCCTGTGTTTCTTTGTAGGTGGTGATCCAAATCAGGGTTACTACATGGGGTGTGTACCGGTGCAAGGAATCAATCACATGATCCCAGCTATTGGCGCAGCACCCAAAGCACAAGCAGTGACACAAAATCAAAATCAAGCCACCTACTTTGCCGGAGCCGCACAGTTACCGGTCACAGAGATCAATGCGGCTAATACCAAGATCAATGAGAATCCCAAGTTCTTTAATGAACCTAAACCAGTACACAGCTATGTAGCCGGTGTGTTGTTTCAGCAAGGACTCAACAACGACACAGTACGTGGTCCTATACAAAGTTCTAGCCAAAGAGAAAGTCCTAGCCAGTGCTACGGAATATCTACACCGGGTCGTGCAATTTATCAAGGTGGTCTAAACGACAGTGACGGGAAAGCTTCTTCTCAGTTGACTGGAGAAAAGTTGGCCGATGTCAAAGTAATTGGACGTAGGGGTGGACACAGTTTTGTAATGGATGACGGCGATCTTGATGGCAAGGATAATCTTATACGTATTCGTACAGCCAAAGGACATCAGATTACCATGAGTGATGATGGCAACTGTTTTTACATTTGTCATGCCAATGGGCAAACCTGGGTTGAACTGGGCCAGGAAGGTACCCTGGATGTATTCAGCACCAACAGTATTAATCTGCGCACTGAAGGAACTATTAACTTACATGCCGACAAAGATGTCAATATCTATGCTGGCAACAAGATGAATCTAAAGAGCAAGGCCGGAACCAGTTTACAAAGTGATGCCAAGCTGGATGTAGCAACCAAGGCGGCCTTGACCCTGTTTGGCAGCAGTGTTGGCATCAAGAGTAAAAGTACCCTGGCTCTCAAAGGTCAAGCAGCCAGCATGGAAAGTGGTGGTCCATTAGTACTCAAAGGCTTGCCAATTAGTTTAAATGGTGCTCCAGGATTCCCAGTAACAACACCCACAGGTATAACCAAATATCTAAATCCCGATGTGAATTTTAACAGCAGTGTGGGGTGGACAGTAAAACCAACCGGCACAGAAAGTATCTGCACACGAGCACCCACGCACGAACCTTATCCGTATCACAATCAAGGTGTGCAAGACAAAACCAGTTTGGAATCTGGACAACCAGGATCGCCCCCAGGCGCACCAATATTACCTGACAATGTTTCAATAACCAAAACAGAATGAGCATATTTAAATACACCCTTCCGTCTGGTTCTAAATTTACCATGACTGCTCCTACAGGCACTACACAGGCCCAGGCTGATGTTATTTTTTATGGTCAAGTAGCCGCGGGAACTTTTGTAGGGTACAGTGCTGGCCAAACATTAACCAGTACTGCTTCTGGCACAGCCAAATTTGTGTTGAGTCGCTTAGACCGTGGTACTGCCGGAGTAGACGAGCGGGCTGTGCTGGCCGTGGTAAACAATATTCCTAACATTTCAGGGTTACCATCGTTATCTCACGTGCCCTTGACCAATGCCATTAGTCAAGCCGACATAGTAATGGTCAACAGCGGCGCCAAAGCTATTGGTCCCTTGAATGAATCACAGGTGCAAGGACTCATGGCCCAGGTGACAAATCTCATAAGTCAGCCAGCTAATGTTGCAACCAATGATCGCGGAGCTGGACAATATGGATTGTTTTGCCAACAGTTAGAACAGGCTGGGTATGTCAAACCTGGAACTTACCAGCGTTTTATTTTTGGTAACAACAATTTGGTAGATGTATTAAATGTCACTTCGGTCTGGACCGGCCTCAATGGAATTTACAGCCTGGAAGATTTTTTAAACAGCACCGACTCACAAAATTCTGCTCAGCAAACCTTGATGCAGGGCAGTTATGATGGGTTACTTGCTGCAGGAGTAATTACTCCAACACCAGAGCCCGCAGTAACAGCAGTCCAAGGGCAAGTATATACAGAAAGTGGCCTACAATCGGTTTCAACCTTGAGCATTGCCACGGGTGCCAGCTTGTCAGTTGCTCCTGCTATTGCCACAGCATTGGCAGGTACAGCGTTGGCCAGCTTGTTGAGTTCGCCTATTATTAATCTGGCTACTATTGGTTCTGGTGCCACAGGTCTAAGCAGTGTGGCCACAGGCATTTATAACACAGCCAACACAGCGGTCAGTGGTGCTATTGGTGCCCTGATCAACAACGGAACCACATTTGGAACAGCAGCCACAGCAGCCTGGGCTGGATTAGGCAACGTGTCGTTGGGATCCATTGGCAACACACTGTCAGATGGTCTGACTTCGTTAGAAAATTTTGCCAGCAAAGGTCTTGACAACATTGAAGGCAGCATTAAAAATTTAGCCTCGGGTGCAGAAAATTTCATAACCAATGGCTACAGTGGAATATCCACTGCGTTAAACAACCTACCAGGCAGTTTATCGGGGCTGGCCAGCGGACTAGATATTACCGGCAAAGCCAGTAGTTTTGCCACAGCATTTAGCAATCCCTTGGGCAGTTTAAGTAACCTGGGTGGATTTAATTTAGGAGGCTTGGGCCTAAACAACATTGGCAGTTTGACTACCAATCTTGGCAGTCTTGGAAACCTAGGAAGCCTGACCAATCTCAGTAGCCTTGGAAATCTAGGAGATCTAACAACCATTACCAATTTGAGTGGCAGCCTTGGCAGTTTAGGTAGTTTAGGAAGCCTTGGCAGTTTAGGTAGTTTAGGAAGCCTTGGCAGTTTAGGTAGTTTAGGAAGCCTTGGCAGTTTAGGTAGCTTGGCCAGTCTAGGTAGCTTGGGTAGTCTAGGCAGTATCGGTGGCCTGTTTGGCGGTGGCGGAGATGAGCTGGTATCAGGAACACAGGTAGCAGCAGGATTTAGCAACACTGTAAATCGTGCCACAGTGGACAGCGCATTAAAACGAATTCTGGGCAGTAGCAAAATACCAGTGCCCAAGTTTGAATATCCATCAGCATCCTCATCGGGCCCGGCCCAAGACGTTGCGCAAGGGCAATCAATACTGTCTGGTATATCCAGCACCAGCAGTCAAGGATTTGGATCAACTTTACTAGGTTAAATACAGCATGCCTACATTTATTGGATTCAATACCATCAATCAAAACAAGTATTTTACAGCAGTTGATTTTGATCTAATCAAGATTGATCTGTTAAATGCATTTAATATACGCCAAGGACAACTGCCAGGACGGCCTGGGTACGGTACTACCTTGTGGGACAATCTGTTTGAAAATCAAACACAAGAAACTCTACAAACAATTTACAATGAAATACAACGAGTAGTTGGCGGCGATCCCAGGCTGTTTTTAAAAGATCTACAGATTTTTGCACAGGAAAATGGCATACTTATACAGCTGGAATTGACCACAGTCAGTGGTACCGATGCACAGTTGTTGGGCGTGTTTTTTGATCAACAACAACGTGTGGCCAGCTACGTTTAACTACGTAGTTTATTTTACCCATAAATAATACAAATTGGAATAACACATGGCCACAACTGCAAGACAAACCTATGTTTTTGGAGTCGAAGACTGGAAGCGCATCTATCAAACCTATAGAGAAGC